TAGTGCTATCAAAAAACCGCAACTCATTGTAAGAATTAGCTGTAGTGCCAATAGTGACAGACTGGTCGTTTAATGCAACATCACCATCAACAGTCAACCCATCTACTGTAGCTGTTCCTGTTACGTCTATGCCTGTGGCTTTTACACGAAGACGCTCAGTTAAGCTGCCAGTTGATTCGCTCGTTTTAAAAACCATTTCCCCACTCACAGGAGAAGCAGCAGGTTGTACTGTAGATATCGTTGACTTTACAGAGTTACCACCACCACTGTCATCGCCTGAGAAAAATTCAATTAAACCTAAATTGTCTCCAGCAGAAATTGTACCAGAGTTGTTTGATAGTTTAATAACAGGAGCAGTAGTCGCACTATTTAGAGTCACATTAGATGTTACGTCTATGCCTGTTGAGGTTGTGGCTAGTTTTGCTAAGTTGTCGTAGTAAAGCGTTACTGCTCCATCATCTACAAAAGACGCAAGAGTTTCTCCTGAACCTTGAATATAAACACCTGCACCATTGTTAGAACCAATGTATAAGTTGCCAGTTCCATTTTCATCAATATAACTGTGTGACCCTGTGTGATAGAGCTTTAAATCATCCCCAGCACCGAAAGTCGCTTGGTCACTATCGCCTAACGCTATTCCGCCATTGGCTGTGATTTCGCCTGTAACTGTAAGAGCTGATAAAGTACCAAGACTTGTTATGTTTGTTTGAGCTGCTGTAGCTAATGTACCTGTGATAGATGTACTTGCTGTAAGCGTTGTGAATGATCCTGCTGCTGGAGTTGTCCCACCAATGACAGAGCTATCTATTACAGCTCCGTCCAAGTTCAATGCTATTGAAGTACCATTAGAGGCAAAGATTGCATCAAGAGCATCAAGGTCAGCGTTTATCTTTGTACCCCAGGTATCTGTGGACGCTCCTACTTCTGGTTTGGTTAAGTTTAAATTCGTTGTAAATGTATCTGCCATAATTTATTCCTGTCTATGCTGCTTCTGTCCAGGTATCGTTGTTGTTGGATACTTCTGTCCAGTTTGTTGTTGTTACTGTCTGATCAGAGTAGGTAGTTGTAGTAACATTTATGTCTGTCCAATTCGTAGTTGATACAGACTCATCTGTGTAATTTGTAGTTGTCACAGATTGGTCTTTCCATTTTAAGCCACCTTCTGCTATAAATCCACTTGTTTGTGCAATAGTGGCTTGACCGAAATACTTGATTCCGCCAAGAGCCGTCATGGCACTTTCTTGTGAAATAGTAACACTTCCGCTTAACACCATCTCTGGTGTTGCCGTCATGTTTGTTGTTTGGTCTATAGATGCTTGACCTAAAGCAATGCGAACACCAGTTGCGTTGAATCCTGATGTTTGGTCTATTGATGCAACGCCGTCAAGAATAATAAGACCTGTTGCAGCAAAACCAGATGTTTGGTCAATGGATGCTGCGCCAAGTTTTACAACTTCTCCTGTTGCTGCAAATGCAGAAGTTTGTGCAATAGTTGCCTGACCTCTGTCTATCTGTCTTGCTGTTGCTACAAAATTAGATACCTGGTCTATAGATGCAGCGCCTAATTTGACAACTTCGCCCACAGCATCAAAACCACTAGTTTGGTTGATGGAGGCAGAGCCAATTTTTATTAATGTAGGTTCTGAAGTAAAACCAGAAGTTTGATCTATAGAGGCTGCTGCTGTAAGAATGAGTCCAGCAGAAGCGTTAAATGCGGATGTTTGAGCTATGGTTGCGGATGCAAACTCGTATTCGGGAGTACCGTAATCAGCTATCCCGTAATTAAGTTGACCATAGCCAATCGTGGCCATGTTATTAAGCTAAAGTAATGTCTAAATCACCAGCGTCAAATCTAAATACATCCCCACTTGAAACTGTTTTAGATGCAGTTAGAGCCGCCCAACCTAATAGATTACCACTAGATGCAGCGTCAAAAACTCCGCAATGAGTAACCGTTCCCCATGCACCAGTTGCAGTTGCGAACTCAACCGCAGCTCCATTGGTTGCTTGTGTTGGTGAAGTTCCACTTACTGTCATGTTAGGCATACTCTTACGAGCATAAGAGCCACCAGAACATTCTGTTCCGCCACCTGTATCAGATGGTGCTGCTGTAAATAAACCAACATGTAAAGTTGATGGCGCTGTATAAGCAGTACCGCCAAACACATGTAGTAAGACTTTATTCTCTAAATAATCTGTAAATCCTGCCATTCTATTCTCCTTTAATTACCATAATAGTAATTTTTCTTATTAGGTCTGCCGTATGTTCTGCGTCTTTGCATTAATGAACCTTTACCAAACGCTGATTTTTCTTGTTCCATTCTCATTTCTTCTAATGCTTTTTCAAACTGTGCGGTGAACATTGGTATTCTTTCGTCTTCCATTAAATAAATAGAAGCGTGTTTCAACGCGCCATATAAATAAACATCAGGGTGTGATACTGATACAAAGTTAGTTGTATTTGCATCACTTAGTCCATTTATTTTAGCATAGTAAGTAAGTTGTAGGGTATAAGAAGTGTCAGGAGTTGGTGCTAGTTCAATGGAATCATCTACCATTGCAAAATAAACTGGTTGTCCTACTGAGTTATTGTTTGCTTTTCTGTAAACGTCTAATGACTCTATTGATTGTTGAAACAAAGGACTGAAATTGTTTGATGTAATTTCAATATTAATTGCTTCCATCCAATCTGTTGGAACTGTTAAATACTGGCTATCTGCTGTTGCAGTAGCTCTTTTAATCATGTCTTTAGTTCTTAACCTTCTGTTAAGTTCGGCTTCGACATTATCAATGAAAGTATCCATATCAGAAGTTAAGTCTGATCTATTTAGATAGTTTGCTATTGCCGTTTTGAGTTCTGCGTATGTCATACTTTACCCTGCCAAGTTCTAAATACTTTGTTATCTGGATCGTTCAGCCATTTTTTCCATTTAGCTGAATCTTTTGACCAACCTTCTCTCAATGATTTTTGCCAAATTACCATAGGTACTTCAGCTATATGTCGTAAGTCTTTTCCAGGCTTAAGAGTATTGTCTCTTAGTTTTTTAACGTGGTCAATGACAGGAGCGACATCTTGTGTCGTGTGATAAACGATCTTGTCATCTTCAGTAATAAATTCTGATTTGTAACCAGTTTTATGATCTGTGACTGTTCGTTTAATTGACATATAAATAANGGGTGGGAGAGCCGAANCTCTCCCTGAATTCTAACTAAGCTATTAAGAGCTTAAATCAGCTACGATTCCGTGAGCAGCTTGGTTGCTCATTTCTAAACCGTATTCAACTACGATCATTTTAGTCATAGCGTCACCTACAGTAGCGATGTCAACTGTTTTAAAGTCTCTTAGGTAAGAAACTTTAGCGAAGTCTGGATCAACTAATAGTAAGGATCTTTCTCTACTAAAGTTAGATGGAACGATTTTAAGCTCACCAAAGTCTGATGCGTAAATAGAAACAGAAGCCTCTACTGTGTTTGCACCAATCATTTGTCTAGCTGAAGATCTACCAGTAAAACCTGATATTACTTGCTTGTTAGCTGGGCCACAGATAGCCATTGAAGGCTCTCCACCATTCTCAAAACAAGACTGTAATACAGTTTTTAATAGAGGTTCAGTTAATGCTCTCATGTTACCAGCAGCAGCGTCAGTAGGCGCAGCTCCAGCTCCAGCTCCACCACCACCAGTTCCTCTTGATACATTAGATGTAATCCAAGATTCAAAACCACCAGTTAATCTAGCTACTCCAGCAGCACCAGTTGCTTTAGCACCTTTTTGACATAGAGCAGACTCCATATCTCTTTTTAGTGCTTTAGCCATAATAGCTAATTGGTGTGCCATTTCTGATTTCTTACCAGCAGGGTCAGATGCTTGTTGAGAACCAGTTACAGTTGCGTCTCTTGATGAGATCATTGCAACATTACTAACTCTTGTAGTAGCTGTAGAAGCTGAAGTAGCTCCGTCTAATCTAAAGCCTTCAAGTTCACCAGTCATATCAACTGTTGGTAGAACCTCTGTTTGCCAATCAAAAACTACGTTCTTAATTGAATTTTTGCCAATTGCAGACATAAATGGAGTTGTCTGAGGAGAGATGTTGTAAATAACATTACTTAATTGCTCTCTATCAGAAGTCGCCGTATATGTATCAAATGCGTTTGTTACTTTTGCCATGATATTTTATTTCCTTGTTAAAAAGTTTATATTAATTGTTCAAATAATTTAGCTGCATCCTGGACTTTTCCAGTTTTAGCTAATTTTTGACGCGCTCTTTTCACAGGAGTTGTTGTCTTTGGAACATTTGAAGTGCCAGGTCTTGCAGTACGAGCAACTGCTTTTTTCTCAGTTGGTTTTACTTTAGTAGCTTGTTGTGTCTTGTGCTGTAACCAAGCATTTCTCAAACCAAGTAAAACTCGGTAATCGTAAACTTGATCCATCTCTTGAGGAGTATAACCCAAGACATTCATACCATATTCTTTGATAGATAACTTTTCTTTGTTAGCTATTTCAGAATCTTGCCATTCTGGAATTTGGTCAAGCAACTGCTGATTACCATACTCAACAAATTTTTGAATCTGTTGTTGCTGTTTAACTGCTGACTCTTGTTGGAGTCTTTGTGTTTCAGCTTGTACGGCTTGCAACTTTTGCTTTTTCTCATTCCATACGTCTTTTTCACGGACATAAGCAATAGGATCTGCTTCATAAAGTGCATTCCAATCTGGCTCGTTTTCTAACTCGCCCTTCAAAGTTGATTCCATTCTTGGTAACAACTGTGAATAAATTGCATCTTTTTGAGAAACCTCTTGTTGTTGAGCTTCAATAGCTTTTCGCTGTTGAGCTAACTCTTGAGTTTTTCTCGTATAATCTCTTTGGCGACTGTATCCGTTTTGGAGTTCTTCAAGTGTGACTTCAGTATCAACGCCATCAATTTTGATGTTATATAACTGAGGTTGCTCGGACTCCTCTTCTTCTACTTGATCTTCTTCGAGTTCTTCTTCTTCATCTTCTTCAGGCTCTTCTTCAATGATTTCATCATCTTCGATGACTTCCTCTTCGTTGACTAGCTCTTCTGATGCTTGTTCTTCAACTTCGTTTTCTGGTTGCTCCTCTGGAGTCAAAAAACTTTCAAAAGACTGTGCGGCCTCTTGCATGTTTGTTTGTAAACCAGTCGGCTTTGCGTTATTGGTCATAATCATTCCTTAAAAATGTAAAGTAGTATTTTACAATACTAGCTATATATTCTACACAACTTTCTGTAATCTGCCTAATTGTGACTTAGTGATTACACCCTTCTCTACAATAATGCGTAAGTGTCTTTCAACTTCAGGGAGTAGCTTAATAGCTTTGTGTAAATTTTCTCTTGTATTTATATCATCACTTTTAGATGATAACCATAAATTTATATACTCATCTTTAAGTATTTGTATTGCGTTTTTAAATGTTTCAGCTTCAAGAATTATCTCTGCTTCGTTTGAATGTAAAATCTCTTCTTGTGTTGCCATTAAACTACACCGACTGTTCTAATTGGTGTTATTTTTTTAGATGTATCATCTATGACTGGAGGTAAGACTGGTGACTTTGCATTTTCTAATGCGTCTAGTCTTGCTATTAAATCATCTATGTTTGGAGCTTGGTAAGTTGGCATGTTGCTAAATTCATTTTGTAAACCACTTATTTGTGACTGTAAATCAGTTGGATCAAATGTTGGACGTTGCTCTATAGAAGTTATTTGATCTCTAAGTGCTGTATCGTCATATATAGGTCTGTTTTCTAAATCGCCTCTTGTAGCAAAGTTGTTAAAGTCTGGTAAGTTTAAACTAGAAGGATCAAATTGCGGTATGTTACCTATTTGGTTTTGTAAGCCACTTATTTGAGATTCAAGTCCGCTTGAATCAAAACCAGGTCTGTTAGTGTTTGCCTCAATCATACTTCTTAAAGCCGAGTCATCAAAACCTGGACGTTGACCTATTGAGGTTATTTGATCTCTTAATGACGTATCATCGTATATTGGTCTATTCTCTAAATCATCTCTAGTAGCAAAATTGTTAAAATCTGGAAGATTTAAAGTGGACGGATCAAACTGAGGTATGTTACCTATTTGATCTTGTAAACCACCTATCTGTGATTGTAATCCACTAGCATCAAATTGAGGTATGTCTAATATTTGATCTTGTAAACCACTTATCTGGTTGTTAATACTTGATGGATCAAACTGAGGTATGTTACCAATCATGTTAGAGTTATTGTTAATCATATCTCTTATAGCTGAATCATCAAACTGAGGTATATCAATACCTTGTCTAGCAATACTTGTAATATTGTCTCTGTAATTGTTAATATCAAAATCAGGCAGATTTTCTATAGAAGTAATTTTATTTCTAATGTCTGTGTCATCGTAGATAGGTCTATTCTCTAAGTCATCTCTTGTAGCAAAGTTACCAAAGTCAGGAAGATTTAATGTAGATGGATCAAAGTCAGGAAT